GTAATTCCCCTGACTTCTCACCCACATATCAATACCCGTTCCAAACACTTCCGCTTCTACAATCCAGCCTTTTTCCGTCACCTGTAGGACCTTTGCCGTCGGCAGACGGTCAAGCACTGATTCCAGACTTGGCCCGGTATACTCAAACCGGATGGTCTGCAACTCACCGCCGTACATGAACTGGATGCGCTTGCGCATTTCGCCTTCCTGAAAACGGTCAGCATACCGCTGGGCGAAATGCCGGTCGAGGGTTTTGTAATTTTGAATGCGGTCGATGCGGTAAATTGTCGGGGAGTTATCCTGCGGGTTCTGGAAATGCTTATCCTTGTCGATGCCCTCAATGAACGCAGCCAGATAAAAATAATACTCGCTGAATAGGATGCCCACCGGCTCAATGGTACGCACACGGGTCTCGCCGTCGTGGGTGCGGCAGTAGATAATTTCCATAACATTGTGATTTTCTACTGCCGTGCCGATCTCCCACAGGCTCTCGATAAACTTCCGGCCATGCTGCGGCTCAACGTAATGGAAACGCTCATTGCTGATGAGGTCTTTGACCTGATTCAGCCTGTCCAGCGGCGTACAGGCCAGAATAAGCTTGTCCAGAATCGGGAACATTTCTTCTTTGACCATCGAGCGGCTTTCCAGCAGAATTTTGCATACTGCCAGAATCTCGCTGCTGGTGAGGAAGCGTGAAAGCGTATCATCCAGCAGATAGCCGCCCTTTGCGGAGTTATACAGAATTTCCCGACGCGGCTCACTGTCGGCGAAATAATTGCGCAGGGTATCAAGGTCACGCTGAATCGTTTTCTCGCTGACACCAAAGTGGTCGGCCGTCTGCTGCTTATTCAGCACACCGCCCTGTACCAGCACTTGTTGGATATAGAGTATACGATCTAATCTACTATTGTGCACAGTTCATTCTCCTTCTCTGCTCATTGTAACACAGCACAATTATCACTGCAATTCTTTGTGTGAAGTTTTGTCGTTTCACTGAAGCACAAAAAAATTTTTGTTTCTTTTGTACAATTTCAGTATACAAAAAAAGATGGACACGCTGTCTGTCCATCTCTTCAAAAGTCAAGGCAAACGATTCCTGAGCTGCCATCCTCGCCTGAACCGATAGGCTGTGTTCATCATCTCATCGGTGATGGTATAAAACGCCTGTCGCGGCGAAATGTACTCGCCAATCATTCCAACCACAAGCACAAAGTTCAGCGCAAATGCAACATTCAGTAGTATCATCAAGAATTTTTTCATACACTCTTCTCCTTTTATCACACAATCTTATCAGCTTTTCTAACCTCATTATAAAGATTTTGATGGACGGTATGTCTGTCCATCCTACGATAACCCACAAAAAGGAACACGGTATTCGCAGAGTTCACCGTGTTCCTCCTATCATCTTTTGCGGTTGGCACTTTTACAAAGCTCAACCTTGCGTTTTAGCCTCCTCCCGAATCTGCCTTTTATATTTATAATAGGTATTCCGGGCAAGCCCTGTCAGCTTCATGCACTCCACATCGTCCAGTGTACCACCAAAAGCCTTACAATGGATGCGGATTTTCTCTTTGGCCGCTTTAGACTTCTTGGTTTCAAATCCAGTGCCTTTTTTACGTCCAACCTGTTTTCCATTCAGCTTTGCTGTTACAAGGCCCTCACGGGTACGCTGGTGCAGATCGGCAACTTCTTTTTCGGACTGCTCAAAGGCCAGCTTGATCTGCTCCTTAGCCAAGACCATCAGATACTCGTTGATGCCCTTCAAGATGAAGTCCACATTCGTCCCTGTCATGGCAATGCTGCCGGACAGGGCTTTTTTGTAAGTTTCAGTATCAATGTGATGCTCTTTCAGAAATATCAGCCGGATGCCCTTATGGTAGAGATCCTCATACAATGAAAATCCCTCTTCTGCGTTTCTGGACATTCGGGAGACAGAATCGAACACCACAGTATCACCATCTTTTAGAACCCGGTACAACTTGCTCCATTCTGGTCGGAGGATGGAAGTTCCCGTATAGGCTTCCTGCACAATGTGAGCAGTCGGGTACTCAGCCCTGATATTGCGAACCTGACGGTCAATGATCTGCTTTGCAGTGGAAATTCTGCAATAACCATAAATGCTCATAGCCTCTTCTTTCCGTATCAAAAATGCCGAACGTCATTTTAGCGTCACCGATTTGCTAAGACAAATCGGCTTCATCACACTATGATTGATACTTTTCTGTACCCACGGCAATTTTAATACTTTTTCCTGCGAGCCTTAGTCATCCCTCATAAACTTCAAAAGATTATCTCCGTTGACGAACGGTTCGCACCGTCCGTCCCCTGCGATGACTTTTGAACTTTATAAGGAACGACACGGCTCGCTCTTATCAACGGTTCAGATACTGATTCATAAACTCTTCCACCGTCACGCAGGGCTTTTGATTTTTCTCTGCTCCTCCAAACGGATCATAGTTCCAGTCCGTCTCTTCATCAATGTACCGCCGTCCGTCATTGGGCAGCTCCAACGGCTCTGCAAGAATAATCGTTCCCCAGTGATTGACCATGATAAATGGTGCAATCTCACAGGGAATCCCCCGGCAGTCATCATCATGCCGCACATCGTAGGCATATAGACCATCCGGGACGGTATCTCTTTTTATGCGGAAGTTAGTGAATAATGCAGGCTTTCCGCAGACAGTGATTTCTTCATAGTGTTCGGTCATCGCATTGCAAGACATATAAATTTCTCCTTTATGCCACATTAAGTCGGGTAGCCTTATAGCAGTCAGCGCACATTCCATCATGGGTGGCTGCAAACTCTGCCGCCTGCATGATGGAACCATCCTTCAGCTTAACCCTCTTAATAGGCTGATTGCAGCGAGCGCAGATGCAGGGCATCGGCGGCTGTTCCTGCTTCGGGGTAGCGGATCTCGGTTTCGGCTGCTTTTGCGGTTCTGCATCCGGCTGCGGTGCAGCATCTTCCGGTAAATCCTCTCCGGCATAGACATAGAGGCCAAGGCCAAACATAGCGAGGTTCTTCACCAAGCACCGCATGATGGCTTTATTCACATCGAACATGGAGGCTGCTTCTACGGTGCGTTCTTCCATGCCGATCTTTTCACGGCGGCGGGTCTGAGGATTGTAGTCCCATTTCGGAGTGGTATAGGTATAAGGCACAGCTTTCATGGCTTTGTTTGCGCCATCCAGTACAGGCAGCCACATTTCGTGCGAAACGCCCTCAATCGCGACAGTGGTGTACACCATGAAGCCGGTTATGGGGTCATAAACATAGGGCAGGCCGTTGAATTTCTTGACCTCATAGCTGGCAGCAGGATACAACTTCTTCACCTCTGCCCAAGCATACGCCCAGCTTACATATTTCAGTTCCGTGTTGCCGGACTTTTTGACTTCCAGATGATCTTTGAAGTCGATAGCAAATAATTTTACGAATGGATTTTCCGTAGCCATAATAAACCTCCAAGAAAAAAGGTGGCAGAGAAGTTGCTCCCTGCCGCCATACAATTATGCCGCATGAATGATGGTGAACCTGCGACTGCTTACATTTTTGCTGTACTGGTTGAAAATATCCGGCTGCTCTTTCCGCAGGCGTTGGGAATCCACACGCTTGCTTTCGGAAGATACCCACGATACCTTATAGCCCGGTGCTGTGCCATAGGCAGCATCCTGCATTTGCAGCTTGACCTGCTGCTCGATGGCCGTTTTCTCCTGTTCCATCTGCTCGATTTGGTCGGAAAGCTCCTGCCGCTTATCCAGAAGTCCATGCAGAGCACTCAGGTCAGCGGTCTTATCCCGGTTATCCACCTCATACATCTGGTTGATCTGCTGGGTGTCACACTCGCAACCGTTAGGTGCAGGGGGAATCTGGGGCACAACATGGTTCGTCCAGAAACGTTCTTCCTCATCAATGAGATCAGAAAGCACTTGCTTATCCGTCACGATTTTGTGGATCACCAGCTCTCTGCCGAAAATCAGAGCCGCCACATACCAGCAGTCGAAACCGCTGACGGCTAAGTAGTGGTCAACCTGCGCCAGATAGTGAGCCGGGATTTTGCCATCTGCCCATTTGTCCGCAGAAAACGGCGAGACTGTCTTGCACTCCAGCCCGGCCTTCTGTCCAACGATCAGGCGGTCAAAGTCTGCCAGAAGCAGCGGATGTTCCTCGCTCTGGTAGATAGCGTTTGCACGGCGCACCTTAAAACCCGTTTCTTCGGAGAACCGCTGCGCCACATAATCCTCCAAATCACGACCCTGCCGCATGGCTTCGTTGTCGATATTTTCAATGGTATCGCTGATTTTATCGTGGTAAACCTGAAATGCCGAACGGTAGGGATTCAGGCCAAGGATAGCTCCGGCATCCGTGCCGGTAATGCCGCATTTGCGGTAACGGAGCCAATCTTCTTTGGGTAAATTCAATGTAGATACAAGTCGTTTCATGCAATGTTCAACCTCTCTTTCATCTGTTCTTCTGCGATAGAGAAATCATATTCCACCAAGTCCTTCATAATAGTGGAAAACTTATCCACCAAGGTGCGGTCATCATCCAACCACAGGGTATACAGGAAATCCAGAATATTCCGCTGCACCCGGAGATGGTTCCAGAAACGCTCGTCCATCTGCTTTTCGGTGTCCAGCGTAATTAAAGCACTGACGATGGTGCTTTTCATCGTGATCTCGTATGCCGTGGTACAAGTTGGCTTTGGAAAATCGGCTTCAATGCTGTTCAGGAACTCAGAAAACTCCCGGACAGCCCGGTTGCTCACATCGTTCATATGTCCTCCTTTATGCTGCTGACAGCACCATCTTGTAGGCTTTGTCAATCATGGGATTGCCCTCTGCGGTACGCAGGAACAGATTTTCATTGTAGTTGCGAGTTTTACGGATGGGGTCTGCATGGGTGGCAAAGTCGGAAACAGCGTTCACGAACCGCCAGCCGTTCTTTCCGACCCACTCCAGATCGGGTGCATTATAATAGCGAGCCTTCAAATCTTCCTGCATACGCAGGTTATTTTTCCGCTGGCCATCGGTTAAGTCTTCCGTGATGGGGAAGAACTCATTGATAAACTCCTGCACCTTGCGGTCAGACAGCTTGATGGTGGTCAGCTCATGGATGCCCTTGCCCAGTTCCCCCATGTAGTTGTTGGCAAGCTGTAAGGTTTCACGGGCATCCTGCACCCGGAGCAGAACATTTTCAGTGTGGCGAGCAGTCCAGATGCGCTTTGCAGTACCCAGAGCCAGATTCAGTGTGTTCTGGCAGACAACACGAACAGGGGTCATAGCTACTTTCACACCAGAGCTGCCATCGTGACTGTTGAAGAACACAAGATATGGGGTCACTTCGTCTCCGGCGATGATGTATTTCTCCGGTAGCTTTGCCAGCATCCAGACTTTCTTGCCGCCCTGCAAAGAACCGGCAGTTTCGTAAGTAACACCTTCACCCAGCAGGTCATCGGTGAACTGAAATGCTTCTTCGTTCTGCACAATGCGGTAACGATCAGACACAACACCAAGCACGGCATCATCTGTACTACGGACGTTAGCCCGATAGCTGGGGATCATAGCACCCGTGCCGGAATAGATGTTGCGGCTCTCCACCTGCCAATCAAGACCAGCCAGTTCCAGTGCCTCACGGCTTGCAGGGGCATCCATCACGATACGGCCAAGGCCGTGCCAAGGGGTTTCGCGGACAGAGAACATGGTTTCAACATTTGCAGACATAACTACTACCTCCTAAAATTTTAATGTGATTACTTGTTTTCGAGTTTATGGGCGATCCAAATAATGAGTATTACGGCAGTTTTCCCGATTGCCTTTGCACCCTTCATCAGAATCTTTACCATAACATCAGCCATTGTTTTTCCTCCATTTTCAAGTAAAAAGTAAAGACCTGTGGACAGAATTAAACTGCTCACAGGTCTTTCTACAAAGATAATATATAACTGTAATTTTTTCAGATACGCCTCGTCTTGTGTCGGGTGTGTCAAATGTGTCAGGTTTTTATGAAACTCTCTATATATTCTTCTTTATTTTTATCCCCTTCCTCTCTATTTTTCTTAGATATGCGATAGGGTAAAAATATAAAATATAATAAAGGTTTCTCGGAAATTCTGACACATCCGGCACAGCTGACACAGTGTTTTACGTTCAAGTCTTTGTGCGGATACCCACGGCTACTGTGAGGTCATGCCACTCATTTTTACGAATCCCCTGATTTCGGGAAGCCTTAAAAGCCTTTGCTTCTTCAAATGAAATCGTAAAACGAGCCATCTCCATAAAGCCATCCAACGTACAAGTGGCACTATTTCCACTCTGCACTTCTGTCAGTTGGAAATCAAGTACCCAGCGGTAGTCCTCATTCGTCAGCGGCGTGATCTGCGCCACACAGCTATTGATAAGCTCCCGGTTAACATCATTTCTAGATGCCTTCTGCCACTCATCCAACTTCTGCGCAATTAAATTCATATCAAGGGTTCCACTGCACTCATCCGCCTGTTCCACATTCTCATATTGAGATTGCAATTCTGCAATCTGCGCATCCAATCCCTTTCGCCGTTCTGCCAATTCCTGTTTTGTGATGATTCCGTCTGCACACAGGTCTATATACTTATCCAGACGCTCCCTCTGTCTGGCGATGCTGTTTTCCAGCATCGCCTTTCTGGAAATGCGGACAGTCTTTTCTTCTGCCATGCAGCGGTTCAAAATTTTATAGACCTCTTTGACTGTTTTGCCCTTGTCAAAGGTAAGATGTTCAAACACCTTTGCTGCCATCAAGTCCAGCTTCCACTCACAGATTGCCTTGATTTGGCAACTAATTCCCAAGTCCAAGCCATGCTCCTGCAAATAGCTGATGCTTGGCCTACGGGTACGGCGATAACACTGAAATCCATGAACCACTGCACCATCCCGATTTACACGCCATTTGAACTGGATAAATCCTGCGCCACAGCTGCACCGCAGTTTTGCCGTCCAGACTGACTTTGGCGTATTTCTCATGTACTTGTGCTTTTTCCCATTTTCATCTATTACCCGTGCTGATTTCGATGCCAAAATCTGCTGGCATCTATCCCACATTTCTTCTGATACCAAAGGCTCAAAGTCACCTTTCACATAGATGTAGCTGCTCTCGTCCAGATTTTTAACACGTTTCTGTGTCAAATATCCGTCGCTGTGGGATTTATTGTAGCAAATACACCCCTTATAGGTTGCATTATGTAGGACTCTGCTCACCTTGGAAGCGTCCCACGAAACATGGCCGCCTGCATCTAATCGGCCAAGGCGGTATAATTCGTTTACGATTTTAACCAGCCCATTTTCTCCGGTAGAATACATTTGGAAAATCAGCCTTACTGTTTCAGCTTGGTCAGGGTCAGGAACATAGGTTCCGTTCTCCCTGCGGTATCCTAAGATATTTCCGCTGCCATACAGAACGTGCTTTTCTCTGCTGACTTTCTGCCCAGCCTTTACGCGCTCTGAAATTTTGCGGCTCTCATCTTGTGCCATAGAAGACATGATTGTCAACCGAAGTTCACCATCATTGGTCGCGGTGTTGATACCATCGTTGATGAAAAACACATCCACCCCACGTGCTTTCAACTCACGTGTATAGGACAGCGTATCAACCGTATTTCGTGCAAAGCGGCTCACTTCGCGAGTAATAATAAGGTCAAATTTTCCCTTCTGGGCATCCTCCATCATGCGCAAAAACTCCGGCCGCTTCTGTGCTTGTGTTCCGGTGATGCCTTGGTCTACGTAGACCTCCACGATTTCCCAATCCGGGTGGCGAGAACCTTCAATTTTATACCACTCCAACTGATTTTCTAGTGCGTTGATTTGCGCTTCATGTTCGGTTGAAACACGAGCGTACACAGCTACTCTCATAAATTTTAACCTCCACTGTCTCTGACTCTTTTCTGCGGCAAAAAGAAAGGCTCTGGCCGAATCCCCTCCGCCAGAGCCTTTCTCTGTTGTTTACGAAGCCTTTGCAGGCGGTTCTTCCTCCTGCTCACGCTTCATCCGAAGGAAGTTCTGATAGGTAGGCAGGTTGATTACCCCTGCCGCAAAGAGAGCTTCCACCAGACAATAGGCCATCGCCTTTTCGTCAATTTCCAGCATTGTGATACCTCCCTTGGTTATCGTTAATGGTGCTTAGAGTCAGAGGTATAACGTATCATCGAAGAATCAGAAGTTACGGACGGAGCTTGATTCCATAAAATCCCCATACCGCATTTTCTGATGAATTGAGACGTTTCCGATCATGTTCTCCTCCAAATTTAATGACGCACTTGTTAATCACTATCGAGCTACACGGACAAACTCCTTTTTCCTCACAATAGTTTTCGTAGGCATTTTTCAAATCAGTTGTCGGACAAAAAGTTTCATGATCGACCTTTTCACAGTGCAAGTTAATAAACTCCCAGAGATAGTCAATTGGAGGCTTTCTTTGCACCCCCTTCATGCTATCCACATCTGGAATTTCTGGAAAATGCCAGTCCAATTCTTCGAGTCTTCGAGCATAGAATGTAGCCTTCGTGACTATTTCATTGCGTTCTTTCCATATCTTCTTTTCCAAATTTGGATCCTGTTCATCATCTGGAATTGAATGAGTAAAAGGAAGATATACAACACGTTTGAAAAAAGCCTCATCCTCTCCCTCAATTTCAAGTGGAAAATTACTGGCGAACAGAAATTTTATTCTGCGGTGAAGCTTTTTTGAGCGTTGGTTTTTTCGTTGAATTTCAACTCCATCGCCACCTGTAATACGCTTTAATTTTGACACTGCACTCACATCCAGCCTTTCTCGCGGTAAATCAAGCGAGATGTTTATTCTCGCATCAAGCAACGATTCCGTTTCAAATTTTCCTCCGAGTTCTCTCAAAGAGAGGTTGCTTATTGCCTCCTCTGGAAAAAGTTTTTGTACAAAATTGCCCCATATACTTTTTCCTGAATCTCTGGCATATCCCATAATAAAGAAAAATTTTCCTCTAGCTGGCTCAACTAAGAGGTAACCCAATGCCATCCAGAGGCGTTCCTCAATGTCCTTACGTCCGCCAGAAATTTCTTTCATAAATTTATCGAACACTGGACAATCTGCCTCTTCAGGGCTTTCTACATCTTCATTGTACTTTGCGTTCAAGCAGGTAAATGTGACAAATTCAGGGTCATGGTCTTCAAATCTACCTTTCTTAACAAAAAGAATTCCGTTTTCGAATGGGCAGTACAATTTTTCATTTTTGGGCATCTCGTATTTCAGGATTTGCTCCATCTTTATGTAGTCATAAAGATCTCTGTAATTTCTCAGATTCACTGCACCATGAAGCTTCGGATCAACTCTCAATTTATATAATTCGATTATCTGATCTTTTGTCAGATGCATATAGTATGTGTTTTCATAGTAGTACACCTCACCATCTACAACCTTAAGATCGCAAAATTCCTCCAGTGCATGTGCCATTTCATACATCGGGTGGTATTTTGATTGACTCCTTCTTTCAACCTCTTCATCCTCTGATTCTAAGTCATCCTCTTTCTTTTCATCATACTTGAACAATTTTTTCAACGGGTTATTTTCCTGCGTACTTTTTTCCTTCTTTTTCCTTTTCTTTTTCTTCTTTTCTTTCTTCGCCGCGTTATTCCTGCAAAGTGATGCCGCAAGAACCACATCGGTTTCATCGCTGTTATCCGGGTACCACTCACCATCCTCTGCGTCGAAGCTATCGTCCAAAGATTTTAGAGAAAAGTCACCTCCCTGACAGTCAAAATTATTTTTGTTTTGCTTGCCCATAATATCGCTCCTTTGTACATATTCCTTTTTAGGGGTACTTTTATTGTGCCACTAATAAAATTTATAGGTGTGGGCAAGCCAAAAATTATTTAATCGAATTTTCGTCATTTTATTTTCGTCTCATATTTCATCCATTCATATCGTTCATACTTTATTCATATTTCCACTTATGCCCCCAGCTTAGCCGGGGCTTGAGTAAGTCCTAGAAGGACACCTTACTGGCAAAGCCCCTGCAAGTGGCCACGAGCAAGCATCTTTCATCTGCATTACTTGCCATGCCGCTCTAACGAGCTATGCCTACAAAGCGCATCTTCTAAGATGACAACTTCTTTGTCATCTCGCTTCGCTCGAATCTTATAGCTAAAGCATTTTCACTCCACCAGCTTAGCTGGTGGTTTTGAATTGCTCAAGCTAACCAAAGAAAAAGGCCCTTACGCGAAAAATGTTTTTCGCGTAAGGGCCTTCACTTTATTTCGATTCCTTGTTTTCTAGAGACTTTAGAAATTTTTCTACTGCTTCTTCATCCCTGTATAGACTCATATAATATCTATACTCTTCCGTTACTTTATCTCGACATTTATCCAA